AAGATTGGCAAATAATCTTATATATGCTTCAACTTTTGCAACCAGCATCAAAACCCAATCTGGTTCTGGCATAGGTTACGCCACAGGCGCAGGAAGTTCTGAAATCCAATCACCCAGTAAGTCAACAGCAGTTACACTCAACAATATTTGCGGCAAAATTCAGATGGCTGCCTCGGCTCTTGGGGCTACCACATCTGTAAGTTTTACATTTAACAACAACACAATCGCCGCAACCGATGTGGTGATCGTTAACATAGCCACTACCGCAACCACCAACACTTACGTTATCACTGTTGACGCAGTGGCTAGTGGTTCATGCCGTATTCACTTGCGGAACATTTCAGCAACCTCTCGCAGCGAGGCGCTGGTACTTAACTTTGCAGTCATCAAGGCTGTTCAAGCCTAAAGGATCATCATGGCACTCATCAAAAACATCAAGTCGGAGTTTGGCGTTGATGCAACTTACTGGAAAATAGCCACATCAAACGCAGACTTTGTTGCGGGCACTTTCAATGCCACGCTGTACGGGTACGCTACTCAAGAAGCACGGGTCGCTAACTGTGAACCGCTTGTCCAAACAGGCGTTTCATTGCAAGCACTGGATACCGCAGACAGGGCGTCACTGTATGCGCTAATTAAGGCAACGTCAGCATTTCAAGAATCAATTGACGCTTAAAGGAAATCATTATGGCCGTATCCATCAAAGTACTTATTCCGGCAAAGCAAGCCGAGAACACACAAACAACCCAATACACAGCAACAAACGTCAAAGCGATCATTGACAAGTTTACAGTGACTAATACCAGCGCTAACAATGTGACCTTCAGTTGCAACTTAGTCACTGTCTCTGGCTCAGCAGGTACGTCAAACTTGATTATTGATGCACGAACCATCGTGCCTGATGAAACCTATACTTGCCCTGAGTTAGTGGGTCAAGCACTTGAACCGGGCGGGTTTATTTCCACAATCGCAGGGGCGGCAACATCGCTGACCATTCGGGCTTCTGGTCGTGAAATAAGTTAAGGGGAACAAGCATGGACAAATTTATGATGATGCCCAAGGGCTTTATGGGTCTGCCCATGGATGATGAATTCATCACCAACGCAGAGAACAAAAAGAATTACGCCATTGCAGTGCAGGATTGGAATTACGGCCCTGAGATGCCGACCAATGCACCAGGGGCCAACAAAGAGTTTTATGTTGGTCTGGCTGAAGCCATGCAGTGCGATGAGAAAGACGCACGGCGCAAGCATTGCTCGAACTGCGGGTACTACGACAACAGCCTAATGGCGCAAGTCAGGATTGAGCGCATCCCCATGGCGGCTTATGACAAAGGCGCAGGGTTTCGTGGCCACTGCGAAAAGCTGAACTTCATCTGTAATGACATGCGTGTGTGCCAAGCATGGGAAGATGAAGAAGAGGAAGATTAAGCAAAACTGTGCGAAAATCGAGCCGCTGAGTCTATCGGGCCACCAGCAGCTCACCCTGAACAGGAGTTGTGCATGACCGATGGGCTTAGAGAAAACCTGACGAAGGTTTTTATGCTGCCTACGCCAGCCGTAGAGTGGCTGCTTATGGTTTTTGACGCAATCCAAGTTTTTGATGATGTTGCCGATGGTGATGCAGTTGAGCGCAAAGACCTCAATGCCACCATCTGGAACACCCTGGTGGGCATCAACCAGAACCAGTTTTTTATTGCCAACAGTCACCATCTTGTGCCATTGCTCGCAACGATGATCCTAAAGTGGCAAGCCTCGGACACAGCAGAGCGCCAAGGCCAAGCAGACGTCAAATCCTTCGTCTGGCGTGCTGGTTACTATGACCTGATTTTGATGACCGTCTCGCTCATACACGGCGCTGGCTTTGCCACACAAAATGCCCATTTGGTCATGGCGCTTTATGGTGAGAATTTTGAAGACTACATGAAGGAGTTTGGCAATGCCTGATCCAATAACAGCCCTAGTCGTTGGTGGCAGCCAGCTAATAGGTAGTTCAATGCAAGCAGATGCCGCTGGTGATGCTGCTGCAATTCAAGCTGGCGCAGCCGGGGAAGGTATTGCAGAGCAACGCCGACAGTTTGATTCTTTGCAAGCCTTACTTAAGCCTTACACCGAGGCTGGTTTGCCAGCATTGCAGCAGCAACAAGCATTTCTTGGCCTCAGAGGGCCAGAGGAAGAGCGTGCAGCGATTGAGCGCATCAGCGGCGGTGAGAGGTTCCAAGAGTTGACACGACAAGGCGAGGAAGCCATTCTGTCTCGTGCATCGGCCACTGGTGGGCTGCGTGGCGGCAACGTGCAACAGGCACTGGCACAGTTCCGGCCGCAAGTGTTGAACCAACTCATCGAGGAACAGTATGGGCGCTTGGGCGGCATGACCACTTTGGGCCAACGATCAGCGGCTGGTGTTGGTGCTGCTGGCATGGAGACAGGTGAAAACGTGGCTAACTTGTTGGGACAGCAAGGCGCTGCCCGTGCTGGTGGCGAGCTGGGTGAGGCCAGAGCCTATGGCCAACTGTTTAATCTGCCAGCACAAATGCTTGGCTTCCAATACGGCACTGGCGGCAAAGCTGGCGTTGGCTTTGGATTTTAAAGGACAGTCATGGCAATCAATCCATTCCAAGCACCAATCAACTACGCAGTTGATGTGCAAAGCCCATTTGAGGCGGCTTTGGGCGGCTTTAAACTTGGCGCTGGCGTTGCAGAGGTCGAGGCAAATCGAGCAGCACGGGAACGTGCCGTAGCAGCGCAAACAGCCTTGGGTAATTTGTTCAAAAACCCCAATGCCACAGCAGCAGATTACGCACAGGTCACAGCATTTTTGCCAAAAGACCAGGCTGCAATCGTCCAGGAAGGTTTTAAAGCTCAAACCCAAGAACAGCAGCAAAACACTTTGCGAGTTGGCACACAAGCGTACACAGCCATCAAGTCTGGAAATCTTGACGTTGCTCAAATGCAACTGAAAGAGCAAGCCACAGCATTAAGAAATGCTGGCAAGGAAAAAGAAGCGCAAGGGTATGACGATCTGTCAAATCTTATCAGGCTGAATCCAACTGGCGCACAGGCAACGATTGGTTTGAGTATTGCCCAACTTCCTGGCGGCACTGATTTTTTAACAAATGCTGACAAAGCACTGTCAACAATCAGAACTGAAGCCCAAGCCCCGGCAGAGTTGCGCCAAAAAATTGCAGCAGCAGACAAAGCCGTGGCAGATGCAACCACAGCTCAGGCCACTGCCACCAACGCGCCAGAAAGAGCAGCAGCCGAAGCAGCACTAGCCAAAGCCCAGGCAGACAAAGCCAAAGTCGAGGCACAGTTTGCAGGCCCATTGGCACAAGCCAGCCTTAACCTGAACGCTGCACAGATCAAGAACATCAACAGCGAGATTGGCAACCGAGCCGCCAAGCTGAACCTTGACGTTCAGACCATGCAGGCTACGGTTGCGGAAAAGCTGTCAAACATCCAAAAGAACATCAGCGATATATCACCAGCCACCCAAAAGTTGGTGAACGATTCGGCAGTTATAGCGGCAGCATCAAAACAGTCTGCGAACCAGTACAACGACCTAGCCAAGCGCCTTGAGTCCGCTGGTGGAGGTTTCGGTGTGGCTACCAGCTTTGCTGATTATTTGCGTAAACAAACTGGCGCACAAAGCCCATTGACCGAACTGCGTCAGGAATACACCCGCATTCGCAACTCGGCAGCCATCAAGTCACTGCCTCCAGGCGTAGCCACCGACAAGGATATCGAGTTGGCTTTGAAGGGCATCCCACCAGAAAACGCCAACGCTAGCACCATAGCCAGTTTCCTGCGCGGCATGGGCAAGATGCAAGACATTGAGGCATCTGTAGCCAACGCCAAGACAGACTGGCTGGCCAACAACAACGGCGTACTGACCCGTGCACGAAACACCTTCATGGCTGGCGACTACAACACCCAGCCTGGCGAATCCTTCAACGACTTCACCCAGCGTGTCGTGCAAGACGTTAGCAAGCGGTACAACCCGGCCACCCAAAACCCACTGGTTGAGCAAATTCCCACAGATCGCAATCCACGACCAGCCGCAGCAACATCTAGCATCGAGGCTCAAGCCGAAGCAATTATTCGCGGGGGCCGATAAATGGCAACAGCACAAGAATACGCATCTTGGATTGTCCAAAACTCCAGCAAGCGCGGGACGCCTGAGTTTGACACCGTGGCGCAGGCTTATCAAATAGCCAAAGAACGTGAAAACACGGCCACCTTCCAGCAGCAAAACGCACCACTGCCACAGCAGCCAAGCATCGGCCAGCAACTCATCGGCGCTGGTGAAACAGCCCTAGCTCTTGGCACTGGCGCAGTAGGTGGCACGCTCGGCACTCTAGCCGGAACTCTCCAGGGCTTGTCGCAGCAGATCCTTTCCGGTCAGTTCGGCACGCCAGAAGCCATGCGTGCGGTCGAGCAAGCAGCAGCAATTT